TGCGAAACATTCATCAATTCAAATCAAATCAAAATGAAATTGAAACAAAAAGAAATGAATGAAAAAGAGTTATCAAATCGTTGCATAATACATGCGATAACGTGCTGATTTGATTGAGTTTTTTTGAATTTGAAGTCATTCACCTCGCCCCCAATCCATCCACATACAACGAATCTACATGCGAAACATTCATCAATTCAAATCAAATCAAAATGAAATTGAAACAAAAAGAAATGAATGAAAAAGAGTTATCAAATCGTTGCATAATACATGCGATAACGTGCTGAAATGATTGAGTTTTTTTGAATTTGAAGTCATTCACCTCGCCCCCAGTGGTATTAGGCTATAATAAGTATAGGTAACCAAACTTCCATCGTTATGAAGGCGTTACACTTTAATAAGGAGTTAAAATGAATGACAAGAATAAGCAGAAGTAGTGATTTTACCGGGGCAGTAGATAGGTTTGTCACTGAAAATGAAGACTGGTTAACTGCAACTGAACAAACTTTCATTACTGCTATGTATCAGGCAGCAAATGAACTTGATAGGCAAACGGGTAGGAAACTATCCGCCGCGATGCTCACTGAACTTCGTTTGAATACTAATGAAGTTATTAAGCGCAAGCCTGTATCAAAGACGGCAATCAAAGAAGAAACTGAGGCACAACGTGATGCCTTTGACGAGTTGATTTCGGATTTCTAGACCATTCCAGTCTGAAACAGCCCCGACTATTGGCAGGCCCCGTGATCCAGTGATCCGATACGGCAAGCCAAAGTATTTCACCGGTGACGAACCCTACTGTCCGCAGGAATGGACCCCACCGCTCAGCCCTGATGCACCTTCTGATGGTCCTAGGCTTCGAGCTCTTGCGTGTCGTATCCAGAAGCAGGAAACAGGCGAGTACCTAGAACCTGATGACTGGCAGGACAAACTCATTGACTCAAAGTTGGAGCTATATCCAGAGGGTCATGAGAAGGCTGGAGAGTACAGGTTCAAGCAGGCGATTACCTCGATGCCAAGACGTAACGGCAAGTCAACGGTTGCATCGATCCTTGCTCTTGGTTCTGTGGTGCTGAGCATTGCTCCGAACATCGGTGTCCTAGCGTCAACGAAGGAACAGGCCAAAGAGATCTTCGACGGAGTGAAGTACACCTTCGTCACGAATGAGGCTCTGACTACCAGGTTCAAGGTCACACACCTCAAGGGCATTGAGTCCAAACGTGCTGACAAGCCTGCTCACTTCAAGATTCATGCTGGTAACGGTGATTCGCTTCAGGGCATCACTTTCGCCGGCCTCATCCCAGTTCTGGTTGACGAACTACACATCACGAAGCCAGAAGCCTATGACGCTGCTGTCAAGGGTGCCTCTGTTGGTGTGCGCAACGGTCCTGTCATCGGTATCACGACGGCGGGAACAGACGACTCAGAGCTATTGAAGCGCCTCTACGAACGTGGGCGTAAGGCTATCGCTAATCCTGCATCAGACGAACGATTCGGTTTTTGGCACTGGTATGTAGAACCGGAGGTAGAGCTATGGGACAAGGAAGCACTACTACGCGCTAACCCTGCTGCCCACTTCGGCCGTATCGACATTGACGAAGAGATCAAAGAAGGTAAGTCAAACACTGCTGGTGACTACTTTGAGTTCAGACGTTATCGACGCAATCAGTTTGTATCGAGCAACAACATTTGGCTGGGAATCGATCAGTGGGTTAAGTGCAGTGGCGAAGGTATTCCGAAGGACTATGTAGGTCCAGTGATCTTTGCTATCGACAGAACAGAGCAGTATGGATGGGTAACTATGACTGCTGCTGTAAAGATTGATGAGATTGTCTATACAGAAAGAATCATGCGTCAGCGTAATCCAACTATCGAATGGATTGAGCAGACCTGTATAGAGCTACATGCACGTTGGGGTGCTGAACTGTTTGTAGCAAACGTAGACACACTTAAAGAGGTGATCATTAATCTACGTGATAACCATGGTCTACCTGCTGAGTACCTAACTAATCAGCAAATGGTCAGTGCTACGGCAATCGTAGGACACATGATCAGTGAAGCAAGACTAGTGCAGGATAAGAAAGATCCAATTTACAAGAAGCAGTTACCAAATACGGTGGCAGTAGTCGCCGGGGAAGGAATAAAAGTATCTACTAAAGAATCTACAGGTGATATCGATGCTGTACGTTCAATGCTTATGGCTTGTTACAAAGCAGAAAGTATGGAACCACAGTTCTTTACTCCACTTGTATTTTAATTATGATACAATATAAATAACATTATGGGAGCATGGAAAACATTTTGGTTAGGCCCCGAGGTAAACCAAACAAGCAATCAAGTACCAGAAACAAGAGTTGATGAGGACGGAAATCCGTCTCCATTCATTCTGCCTCCATCACCTGGTTCTCTATGGCAGGAAATTCAGCCTAAAGAAGCACGTAGAATCGGTACTGTTTATCGTTCTATCAATATTATCTCAACCATTATCAGTCAAATGGACCTACAGGTCTTTCGTGACGGCAAGCTACTTAAGACTCCACCTATCGTTGCTAATCCAATCGATGAAGAGTCTCAGACTAGTTTTGTTCAGCAAATCGTTCACAGTCTTGCACTGTGGGGTAATGCCTACGTCAAGGTCTACGGAGATCCCGTATCCAGCGTAGAGGTGCTAGACCCAGACACCGTAGTTGTGTCACGTGACGAATTGACCGGCAAGGTTCAGTACTGGCTGAACGGCAAGCTACAGCCGAAGGGGAAGATTCGTCACCTCAAGTTCGAACGTATGCCAGGCGCTCTGTTAGGTCATGGTCCGTTGCAGGGATGCGCGGGTGAACTCAAGGCTGCTCAGCAACTAGACGCATTCCAGCAGACATGGTTCAACACTGACGGCATTCCCAAGGGAATCCTGACAAGTACAACCAACGTCAACGCTGCTCAGCAGAAGCAGTTGATTGAGGCATTCGAAGCCTTCATCAAGGACCACAAGAACGTCCTGCTGCCTCTAGGCATCAAGTACGAAACCTTGGCTGTAAAGCCTATTGAACTTCAGTACGTCGATGTAGCAGAAGCGAACATCAGAAACATTGCACGAATCTTCGGTATCCCAGCAGCCAACCTGTTGACCGCAATCGAAGGTACTTCAATGACGTATACCAACTACGTCGAATCAAACATGCAGTTCATGCAGAACACTCTAAGTCGTTACATGAATGAGATCGAAGACTTCCTATCAAGTCTATTGCCACGTGGCCAGAAGGTTCAGTTCAACGAAGAAATGTTGCTACGTATGTCTCCTGAGAAGGCATGGACAATTATCAAGACAAAGGTCGATATTGGCTATACATCAGGTGACGAATTACGCGCGGAAGAAGGAAAGAAGCCGCTACCAAAACCAGTCGTGAAGTCTGAGACTCAAAACCAGACTAATCCAAATAAGGACAACCAAGAGAATGGAAATACGTAACGTTGAGTTCGAAGTAAGGATTGCTGACGAGCAGACTCGTTCTGTTTCTGGTCTTGCTGTTCCTTATGGACAGACTATCAACATTGGTGGATTCCAAGAGCGTGTAGAACGTGGCGCTTTTGATACCACTCAGTCAGTACCTTTGCTTTGGGGACATGATCATAAGGAAATCCCCATCGGAAAAGTAACGGCGCTACGAGACACTGAAGCCGGTCTAGAGATCGATGCTCAGTTGAATGAAACAACTCGTGGCAAGGATGCATACATTGCGCTTAAGAATGGCGATGTAAATAAGTTTTCCATCGGATTCCTTCCAGTTGAATCAAGGAATGAAGACGATGTAATCGTACGCACAAAGGCAACACTCAAAGAAGTATCAGTAGTGAATTTCCCAGCGTATGAACAGGCAAGCGTAACAAGTGTACGCGAAGCCGATACAAAAGATAAGGAGAATAAAAACATGACAGACAATGTCAATGACTATTCTGCTGAAATCGGTGATGTGCGCGACGCTGTTGCCGACCTAAGCAGAAAGTTTGATCGAATCAATGAGGCTGACAACAGCCATGCTGCTCTCGATCAGTACCGCACAGGTGGAGAATTCCTAAAGGGTCTTCACGAAGGCGAGGACACAGCACGTGAGATCTTCACTCGTGACTTCGCTACATCAACAGACGCAGACAATATTCGCCCAAGTTGGATGAATAAGAATCTTAAGCTTGTTGAGAAGCAGCGCATTGTAAAGGGTCTATTCGACTCTGCACCATTGCCACAGGCTCGTAACTCAGTTGAATACCCCTTCGTAAAGGCACAGACTGGCACCGTAGGTGTACAGGCAGCCGAAGGTGACAACCTAAATTACCTAAAGCTAGAGATCGATACAGGAACAGCCCTAGTTAAGACCTACGGCGGTTACTCAAGTCTTTCTCGTCAGGCAATCGAGCGTTCTGATGTTAACTACTTGGACGCAGTTCTACGCTTCCAGACAGTTGCATACGCTAACGCTACAGAAGCAGCAGTTCAGGCTGCACTTCTAGCAGCATCAGGTGTTAACTCTGTAGAACTTGGTGGCGCTAATAACGCTGCTCATACTGCTGCACAGTACATCGAAGCTATCGTTGCGGCTCAGGCTGCAATTGAGGACAACTCTACTCTTGGTCTAACAGCAGACTTCATTCTAGTAGCGCGTGACGTTGCTACGAAGCTTGCTTTGATCGTAGATACAACCGGTCGTCCTATCTTCGCAGTAAACAACGACGGTGCTAACACCTTCGGTACTTTGCCTCTAAACGGCAAGCTTGCCGGTGTTATCAATGGTCTTCCAATGGTTGTAGGCAAGAACCTAACCTCAGGAACCATCATCGTTGCTGCACGTGAAGCTCTAGTAACTCTTGAGTCTCCAGGTGCTCCTTTCCGTCTACAGGATGAGAACGTAGTCAACTTGACTAAGGACTTCTCACTTTATGGCTACATGGCTATCGAGACTCCTGACGTAAAGGCAATCACCAAGATTGTGGATGCGAGCTAATAACTAATGGTATCGGTGGAACAGTTAGTAGAAGCATGGAACACAGGTTTTGAACATGAAACCGAAGTTAAAGCAGCACTTGATGCAGCAGTTATTCTAGTTGATGATTACATTGGTGACGTAGTAGTCCCCGATGCAATTCTAGATCTTTGCTACACACGAGTTGCTTCCAGCCTGTTCGAACAGTCAGCAGTTGCAACCAACACTGGCTATGAACAGGAAGGTGCTCCTACTCCAGTCAACCGTAATCCAATGAATTCTGTGTATCACATTCTGAGAGGATACGTATTGCCATGGTGAACGTACTTTCAGAACTTCGTAAGGAAGTAAAAGATCTACTGAATGATGCTGGACTACGCGCTTATGACTACATGGAAAACAAGGCTGTTCCACCGTTTGCCGTAGTTATTCCTGATGATCCTTACCTAATGCCAAGCGATACATTTGGCGGTAAGTTAAACATTAGATTTAAGGTGTTTGTCGCCGGCCCCAAGGGTCTAAGCAATAAGCAGGCACAGGATACCGAAGACATGATCATTAAAGCGATCTTGGCACTTCGTGAAGAGTATGACATTACCGATGTTACTAGTCCTCTTCCTAGAGAACTAATACAACTAAATGATGTCACCGTGTTCGGTTCGGAAATCACAATCGAAGCAACAATAAATCTAGAAGAAGGAGAAAACTAAATGCCAACAAATGGTAAGTACAAGGGTAATAACGTTACCTTCACTATCAACGCTGTTGAGTATGCTGCTGAGTGTAAGTCTGTAAACATCGTCAATGAGGAATCAGAAGACGACTTCGTGACCTTCGCTGATGCTGCTGCCGGTGGTGGAGTTCAGTGGTTCTTGGATCTTGAAGCCGTTGCCGACTATGCCGGTGGCACCCTATGGGAATACCTATGGACAAACGCAGGTACAACTGCTGTTGCGTTCGTAATCAAGCCCTACGGTAATGCTGTCGCTACTGCTGACAAGCCTCATTTCACAGGAACAGTGAATCTAGGTCCAAAGCCACCAGTCGGTGGTGAAGCTTCTGCTGTCTGGTCTTTCGAGTACCGAGCAGAAATCAATGGCACACCAGTTAGAAAGACAACTGCATAATGAGTATGAGAGTTAGGGTATCGGGCGTAAGAGAAGTTGTTGCAACGCTTGCACGATTCGGTGCATCAAGCGATGACCTTAAGGCTGCATGGGCGAGAATCTCAGGCAGAGTTAAGACCGATGCC